AAGCCACGCAAAGCAGCGTAGTTACCACGGTATGCGGCAGTACGTGTACTTGTGATTGGCTCAACGTCACCAGAGGCAGAAGATTGGTTAGTAGAAGGTAGATGATTACTCATCATAATCTTCACGCCACCAACTTGAGGAACCACGCCTGAAGCTACGGAACCTTCACCGCCAACATCACGGTTCAACCATGCTGCGTTAGCAACACTAGGCACGTTAAGTAGCGCGTAGTATTGGGCAGGTGGTAGTACACAAACCTTATCACCGCCTACATCTTTCTTATCGAACTCTTCAAGAGCCGCATAGATAGCAGCGACAATCTTAGCACCGTCTAAAGCATGTGCAGTAGTAGTACCAATGTTGAAGTTAGCAGTGTAAACCTCATCTGCAAAAGAAGCGCCAAACGCTGTAGCTGCTAAAGAAGAAGTAGTGATTGTAGCTGCTTTAGCAATGATACGAGCAATGTTGCGATCAGACACATTAGCTAATGCGTTACCTGACTCCTTAGAGTAGATAGAACGAACATCGTAGTGGTTCATTGCTTCGTCAATCTTGGCAATAAACTGTGTGCTGATTAACAAATCATCAACGGTCACAATACGTTCACCGTGCTTAATTGCATCTGCTTGAATCAACGTACCAGCCGTGTGGTACTTTGCAGAACCAGTGCCAGTTAAGGGGAATGATGCAGACTTACCATTAGAAATAGTACGAGTGCGGTGTAAGGGCATGAAGACGTTCTTCTCTTCATACGCTGTTAATACTTCCCCTGCGTAAAGCTTGAGGAATAAGGAACGATCATCACCTGTCGCGTTGACTTGGCCTAAGCGAGAAGTGGTTTGGTCTGTTGGAAATGCCATTGTATATGTACCTATTTAAAAAAAGTATTAAGTTGTTGAGAGTTGTTCTACTCAGCAGACTCTTACTTCCTTTCCCTTAAAGATTGTCTTCCGCAGAAGGTCGATAGATACTTAGAATAAAGTTGTTGCTTCGTTAAACGAAAAAAACCCCCGAAGGGGCTTTAAGATTGCGGAGACAGAGAATCTACAGGACGTTGCTACGCGAAAGTTTCGCTGCTACGGACTGTCGATATGCAGAGTCAGTGCTGTACCTTGGGTCACGCATTGCTGCGGTCAGTTGGGCGGCAGAATCAAAGACCCCACCTGTTACGGATTTAGTCTCGCCCATGACAAGTGAAGGTTCACTTCCGTTTACAGAACGGTACTGAGCTTGTAGACCCTGAATCGCAAGATTTGCTGTCTCTATGTTTCCACTGTTTACTGCATTGTTAAACGCATCAATGGATGCTTCTTGCATATTGTCAGAAGCCCAAGAAACCATATCTTCATATGCCTCTTGTCCTCCAACCTGCTCAAAGGCTTCTTGCTGCATCTGTGTCGCTACTGCCATTTGACCATCTATGAATTGGTCAACCATAGAGCGAGGGATACCAGCTTCTAATAAAGTGTCGTAGGAGTCTTCAGTTAAACCGCCAAGTTCTGCGAACTCTTGGGACATGGCATCAAAATCAACACCCCTCTCTTCAAGTTCTTCGGCAATTTCTTCAAGATCACCATCGTCATCTTCGTATTCATATTCATCTTCGTCTTGAGAACCTAACTTCTGTTCAAGAGATTCATAGGCCGAAGCCATATCCTCAACAGTGTTAAACTTCTCAGGGAGCCATTCGGGACGGTCAGACGCTTCAGGGTTATCAAGACCTTCGGCCTTTTCTAACATATCTAATGTGTGCTGACCGTCTTCAACGGTTTCTTCGTATGTGTTAACTGTTTCCATTTTTAACTGTCTCCAAACAGATAATTTATTTAGACTTTTTCTTGTTTAGCCTGTTTAAGTGTTCACGTAGGTTCTTACTACCTGACTTCTTAACTTCGTCTTTAGTGGCTGTCGAATAAGACTTACCATTCCAAGAGAACTTAGAGACACCAGAAGCCTTAGCTTTCTTAAATGCAGCACCAAAAGAGCTACTTTGACTGTTAGAACTCGCGCCCTGTGTCGATTCTGAGGAAGTTTGTGAGGCATTGTCCACACTTATAGCCGTAGCTGCGCCTGTTTTAGCCTTATTCTTTGCTTTCTTGGGGTCAACACCTGTGTATCCAGCCTGACCTTTACGCCCACCTATACCACCACCTTTAGTGTTTTCAGGGATAAGGGATGCTAATAAAGAAGCTGCTGTAATAGCAAGACCTGCTGGCCCTGCGAACCTAGCGGCACCTTTGCCAACTGTGGCTAACCTACCGAGTAACTTACTAGGAACCTTTGTACGCTGTGGACTAATACGATCACCAGCAGGGCCGACAGTAGATGATGAAGCTTTAACTTTTGGTTTAACTTTTGGTTTATCTGTGGCTGTCTTATTGCCAGCACCGAACTTAGGGCCACCAGTACGTCTAACGTCAACTTTAGTTTTCGTAGGCGGCTTACCGCGAGAAGTGTTAACTTTCTTACGCCTGATCTTGGCATTAGTAGAGGGCTTGGACTCAGCACTGAGCTTCTTAGCTTCAGTCTTCTTAGCTTCAGTCTTCTTAGCTTCAGGCTTTTCACTTGCTGGTTTTGCAGGTTTATCCCTAGAGTCCTTAAGACTCTGTAGAAGCTTTTGCTTTGGGCTTAGTGGTTTATCAGGCTTTAAAGTACCAGCCTTATTACCTTTCTTTAAAGACTTAACAAGTTTAGATACCTTTTTTCTAGGCTTCTTAGTTGGTGTTTTATTCTCTTGACCCTGAGCATTAAACTTAGGTGTCTTACGCTTGGCTGCTGCGTCTTTAATTTCTTTTATTAACGCTTTAGCCTTACTTTTACTTGTCTTCTTTGAAGCCGCGTCAGCCTCAATTTCAGCTATCATGCGTTCATCTGCCGCACTTAATTGTATTGCCATTAAGGTTCACCTTGTCCTTGTTTCATCATGCCTTGTGCAACTGGCCCTGCGGCTTTCTCAGCCATTGAGGACATCATCTGTTGCATCTGCTGTTGTTGAGCTTGCTGTTGTTCTGCTTGCTTCTGTTCAGGTGACTTAACTAAACCGTTAGTATCAATACCTAAAGAAGCTCCAAGACGATCAATGTAGTCATCAACATTTAACTCACGGGCTATAATCTCTTGTCCAAGCGGCTGCAAGAACTGAAGTAATTGAGCAAGCTTATTAAGGTCTTGACCACGACCTAGAGCTTCCATACCAGTAACGATCTGAGGCTTAAGGGTGTCTTGAGGGAACTTAGGCATCTTGCCACTCTTCTCCATACGGGAGAGTAGTAAGGTCACTAAGGGGTACTGGAACTCTTGGGAGAGTATGGAGTACACACCACCTAATGCTGACTCAAGTTCTTGAGCCATGTATCTAACTTCTTCAGCAGTAACACGTTCAGCTTTACGCTGGACTGAACTATTCATCAGGAAGCTAAAAGCAAGTCTTTCAGTAATCTCACGGGCTGTATCTTGGGCCACACGGAAGTCGTTAAACTTTTGTAGCTGTAATACAGAAACATCGTTAGCATCACCTGCGGCTATACCACCGTTAGGGGTGTTAGCTATGACTTTTGCTTTGGTAGTACCGTTAGGTCGAACAAGAAACAGCACCTTAGCTGCGGCTGCTGAACCTTCTACAATAGCTTTTGTTAGAGTCTCTAGTGAACTTAAGTCACCTATGAACTCTTCGACATAACCACGACCATAAGACTCCCCATCAATGCGAACCATACGTAGGGACATGAAGGGTGATTTATCCAGTGGGAAAGAACCTTTAGAACTGGGGATAATCTGACCTTCAACTTCTTGATGTACTTCCCACTTCTTATTGACACGTTTAACATTTGTATATAGATCAACAGACTTAAGCTGCGCCTCTTTATTATCTGGTTTAGTTAATAGCTCTTGGACTTCTGTAGGAAGTACCATAGGACTTACTGTTTCTTTGGTAATAATCTCTAGGACATTACCCATTGCGTCACGTTGACATACGTAACGGTCTAAACGGAATACACGAACTCCACCATCTTTAGGCATATGCACTAGCACATTACCCGAAACGATAAGTTGTTTTAAAGCCTCGAAAACTGGCACCCGAACTGCTGTTGCTTCTACTTCGTGCATAGCAGCGCGTTCAATACGTGCTAGTGCTTCCTCTACTTTACCTCGCGCACCTTCACCACCTGCAAGACTCTGAAGATCAAAGTCATCAATAGTCAAGCGGAAGAAAGGAGCGTTAGGTGGGAGTAGGGTCATTAATAACTTAGAACTTAGGTTATTAACGCCACGCGCACCAATGGATTGGAAGGGCGTAGAATAGTAAGAAGAACCAGAGTGACCTTCAGGGGGCATTAGCGTAGGTATTGTTAATACGGCTGCTTCCCTTGCCCTGTGTAGAAAGGGTGTACGGTCACTTTCGAGTTGTGTGTATCGTTTAGCTGCTGCTCCTGTAGTTGGTAGCATAAGCTAATCATTCTCTTGTGTTATGAAATAATATTTAAGCCACTATAGCCACTGCCGCCAACACCAACGCCTTTGTTGGTAAGCTTACGTTTGCCTAGACGCTTTTTGCCCTTGTTAATGGCAAGCATATTCTTTAGGTTTGAGGCTTGACCTGTTGCACCTGCTGTACCACTTGAGGAAGCAGTTGATTGGTTTGAGCCGCCAGAACTACCACCTTCTGAAGCTTCGGTAGTCAATGCGATTCTATTAGGTGATTTTGCTTTAGGGGAGTTAACAGATGTTGTACCTTCCCTAAAATTCTGGGACGGTGGGCCTGTGTTCGGAAGTGAAGTAGGGACACGATCACCGCTATAAGCTTTCTTCATGCCTATGCGGTCTTGCTCTGCTTTCATATCAGACTGACTTACACCAGATGCACGTTGGGTTGCCCAATAAGCTTGATTGTAACTCACATCATCATTGCGATATTTGTCTTTTATCACTGTTGATAAAATCGGAATGTTTGTGTTTTTGTTAGCTGTGGCTCTAGTCTGATAACCTGCATTGTTGACAGGCTTAACTACTTTCTTTGGCCCTGCTGGTTTGTTTTTATTACCATTACCGCCACTGCTTTTGTTGTTACCGCCACCTGCTCCACACATTAGCGACTACCTCCATTACTAGGAATATTTAAGCTAGGGGAACTGGCACCACCAACACTAAGTCCTGTAGTGCTTTTCTTTCGTAAGTTACGTACACCTCGTTTGCCTTTCGACATACGTTTTCTTGCACTAGAGGGTGTCTGTTCCATATCTGATAAGTCCAAACTAGCAGGAGCTTTAGCTGGTGCTGGTGCTGTAGGTGCTGGTGCTGGTTTGGAACTGCCGAATAAACACATTGGTCTACTCCTTGTTGTTAAAATCGTCTTCGGATAACTCTGACAGTTTCTTAATGACACTTCTTTGACCCTGAAGAAACCGAAGTTCCTCAATAGTGATTTGTCGGGTTGGCATAGTGTCAGGGAATAACCTGTCGAGAGTCGCAATGAGTCCTTGAGATATACCCAAGGAATTGCCAAGTATGTTATTTCTCATAAGGGGCTTTACTGTAACGGTACGTTAAAAGGAATTAGGCACATTTAGCGTTAGTTCTCGCTCTTGTGCCTTGGCTAGTATTTGCTTTCGGTCTTTGTTATCTAAATTCTTCCAATCTGTAATCTCACTGGCAGAGCGATAACACCCCACACAAATATCGTTGTCATCTAAGTGACAGATATTAATGCAGGGCGAGGTCATTTTGCTTCCTTGTGCAGAGCATCATCGTAAGCACGACAAGCCTTTTCAGATTTAGATAACAGTTCCATGTGTTCGGGGCTGTACTCTGAGCCTTGAAACTCGTCTGACACAACTAGGCAATCCACGCAGTCCTGTCGTAATAGTTCCAAAGCTAAACCTCTAACTTGGCCCTTCATTCGTATTCCTCTTCTTTCTCTTCT